TAGGATGCCCGAGATTTTGGTTTTATGCGTAGGACGGGTAATTAGTCGACTTTGGGGACAGAGGGCATTTCTTGGGCATTCTAGGGGGCTTAAAATCGATTCTAGGGGCATGGCATAGCCTACAAGATTTGGTATGGCGAGTGAGGCATTACTGGGAAGGAGGAAAAAGAAGGGGGCTTGTCCCCCTTCTAAGTCCCGAAATGCGCGGATGCGCTAAGGCGGACGGAGCGGCTCTAATGAATATTAGGAGGGCAGGTGATACGCAGTGCGTTAGATTACTTTTCCCGCCGACATGGAGGGAAGGAAACCATTAGGGAGGAAGGGGACTATAGGGGTAGGAGGGTAAAGGAAGGTAGGGAGGGGCTATACTATGTTTGTAAAATATGGAAGAGATACGCTTCGAAGTGTAATAGCTTATTTCTCTTTTTTTAAAAAAAAGAGAAAATTTTAAAAACCTACATACGAAGTGTTATACACTTCGCATAAGATGTAAGAGGGAGAAGAAAGGGGGGTTGCAAGGGGGGGAAGAGGAGGGAGACTAAAAACTGGCGAAGGCGGCAAAATAATTGTTTGTACATTTGCACTTCGCACATGAAGGAATATTTGGTTGCAAAAAAGAAGTGTAAAGGTGGAGGTGGTTATTGTGGAAGAAATAAGGGAGTTACTCGAGCAAACTGACGAGTCTGCAAGGTTTCTCCTACTAGGCTTCCTTTTTGCTAAACTTCTTGAGGAGAATGCCGAGGAAGAAGAAAGTGAGTAGATACTTACCCATCAAGTAACCTCAACTTGCCTCAAGAACGATTGTGGGAAAGAACGATACTGCCTCCCGTCAAGAAGGTCGGTTCCACGCCCACGCCTGCCTCCGCTTTGCTTGAAGAAAAACGGTACACCGATTTGCTCACACTCGTCCCTTATTCCTCTCAAAAAGGAAGGAATCCCAAAACTATCTGTAGAATAGGAGATAAAGAGAGTGAGAAATCCAAGAAGGAGGTAAAAATGGAGAGGCTTATCCCACTTCTTTGTCTTGCCCTTGTCATTGCTGCCTGCAAAAAAGATTCTAATATCAAACTCCTTGGGGAGCCCGCCGTCGCCCCGTATAAGTACGGGACAGTCGTGTCCGTGCTCGCCGAAAATAAGGGAGCGACTCCCCTTACACTCTTTATCACCGCTGACCTAAAAGATGACAGCGGCAACGTAATCGATAAAATTAGTATCGTTGAGGATATCCCTCCACGAAAACAAGAGGAAATCTATGCCTACTCACCAAAAGAAAACGGCAAAAGCCTCAAAATTACCCAGATTAGAGCAGAAAAGCCACCTGAATAACCCGAAATTGCCCACTTTGCGCATATTTGGACGCTCTTGTGGTATAATGGTATGGGCGTCGCATCGCCCTGTGCATCCTCCTTTCTGACTCTCTTAGTCGGCGCTCCGCCCGACTAGGGCGGAGCATCTTTTTGAGAACATGGCAAAAACAAAACATTCTGAAGCAGTAAAAAGATATAAGAAGACCTTGCCAGAAGAATGGCAGAAAGTCTACGAGTCCCTTGCTAGTGACCCCGATATCTATGACCTCGTCGGCGATATCGCCCTCGCTAGAATGGCAAGAATCGAATACCTAAAGAAAAATCCCGATGTTACTACACCCGAGGACGTAGATAGAATACTCGAGCAAGGAATAAAGATTGGCAAACTCGTCGAAGCCGCTCACAGAATGAAATATGGCGAGCGTACTACGCTCTCCCTCGAAGGAGCGGCTCACTTCGTGGACAAAATGATGGATGTCATCATAAACGTCCTCTATAACCAATTGCCACATGACCAGGCGACAGCAGTTGCCGATGCCATAATGGTCGAACTCTCAAGAAAAATCTCAATCATTCACTACTATGGAGAAACTGCGCCCCCAGGATTATCAGGTCCTAAAGTCTTACCAGGCTCCTCTTACTGATGTCGCTCTTACCAGTCTCCTCGAACGTGCAAGAGACAGAATAGCGGCAAGAGCATCCTTTAGCATCCGTGGCTTCTCCTTCTATGAATACCTGCAAAAGCAAATGCCCACCTGGGACTGGACCACCCCATTTAGGGTGCTCATCGCAAATACCTTGGATAAAGTCACCGCAGGCGAGGTAAAACGACTCATTATTAACCTCCCGCCACGCCACGGCAAAACAGAGATGGTGAGCGTAAGGTACCCCGCCTATCGACTCACCCGAAAACCCGACGAACGAGTAATCCTTGCCGCCTATAACCAGACGCTCGCCGAACTCTTTTCTCGTAAGGTGAGAAAAATTGCGGGCAGCACCGTAGCCCTCTCCCCTGATAAGACCGCCGCCTACGATTGGGAAACCGCCGCAGGCGGCGGTCTCCGTGCAGTAGGCGTAGGCTCAGGTATCACAGGCTACGGCGCTAACCTCATCATCATAGATGACCCTATAAAATCACGCCAGGAAGCAGAATCCCAAACCTATAGAGAACGACTCTGGGATTGGTACCAGTCCGATATCTACTCCCGACTCGAACCTGGCGCCGCTATCATCATCGTTATGACAAGATGGCATGAGGACGATATTACAGGCAGAATCCTCGCCTCACCAGATAAGGACGCCTGGACAGTCATTAGACTCCCTGCGCTCGCAGAAGAAGATGACCCCCTAGGAAGAAACCCTGGTGAGGCACTAGACCCAAGAAGATATTCAGCCGAAATCCTCCTTAAAACTGAACAGGTCATGGGCTCATACGTCTTCGCTGGACTCTACCAACAACGGCCTGCCCCTGTAGAGGGAGCAAGATTTAAAGCGCATTGGTTCAGATACTTCGAAATCGATGAGGCTAACCCCGACCTTTTTATCCTCTACCAGCCCGACGCCAGAATTAAGGTGGTTAAACGGGAATCTTGTAATATCTTCCAGACACTTGACCCGTCAATTACTGCCAAAGAGACAAGCGATTACTTCTGCCTCGCTACTTGGGCAGTAACCCCTGAGGCTGAACTCCTCCTCCTCGACGTCTTTCGGGAAAAGGTGGAGACAACTTCACATATCGACGTGGTCACCATGTGCGCAAGACGATGGGAACCTCAAGTAATCTGCGCGGAAAAAGCAACAATCGGCCACGCTATCATCGCCAAAATGCTCGAAGTCGGCCTCCCCGTCATAGCAGTTAAGGCAGAAGGAGATAAAATCTCAAGAAGCCTCCCTATGCAAGCAAGATATGAAGCAGGGACGGTCTACCACCGAAGAGGTGCCCCCTTCCTTGCGGCCATCGAGGATGAACTCCTCCACTTCCCCGCAGGAAGATACGATGACTTCGTTGATTGCGCAAGCTACGCAGGAATCCACGTCTCAAGATTCCTGCCCGAAGTAGAAATAGAAGACGAAGAGGAATACACCCAAACCGAAGAGGTCTGGACAGGAGCAGAAGGGAGGGCAAATCCTTACTACTAGGAGGGAAAAATGGCAAGACGAAAGAAAAGGGGAGTAAGAAATTGGATTCAAAGCGCCATTAAGCGACCAGGCGCCTTTACTGCTAAAGCCAAAAGAGCAGGTGTGAGCGTCGCAAAGTACGCTCAGGCAGTCCTCTCTGGTACAGTAAAGGCGGATACCACAACAAAAAGGCAGGCTGCCCTTGCGCGGACGCTCTCAAGACTTAGGAGGAGACGAAAATAGACTCTCATGCTACGAGAAGACTAAGTCGCTTATAGCCTTCATCCTCGATCGCTGGGGATGGATGCATCGAGACTACCACGGCTATATCGATCTGGACGATGTCTTCCAAGAGGCGAGAATTGCCCTCTGGCAGGCTACCGCCGCCTACGACAAACGAAGAGGAACAAAATTCTCAACCTTCGGCGCAAGAGTAGTGCAAAATAAACTCTCAAATCTTAAAAAGAGGTTGGCAAAGGAAGTGGTAACCGTCCCAATTATTGAGGAAGTGCACAAAGACGGCAACTCCATCTTTGACGTTCTCATCGCTGAAACACGGCTTACTACCGGGAAGACCGCAGAACGAGCACTTCCCATCCTCCTCCTAATGCGTGACGGCTTGGATATAAAAGAGATTGGCGAAAACTTGGGCATATCTCCCTCAAGCGTGAGAAAAAGGCTCAGAGCATTAGGCGAAATACTCGGAGGCAGACTATGATTTATGAGTATAGATGCAACCGATGCGCAAAGACGGAGGAAAAAATAATAAGGGCGTCAGAAATTGATAAAGCAGGGAACTATCCTTGCCCCTGCGGCGGAATAATGGAGAAGACGTTTGCGCCAAACGGCGTAACCTTCGCTCTTCCGCGCTCGTTTAACACAAGGAGATTCGAGAGGCCAAAGAAAAGATTATGGGACGATTACAAGGAGAGAACAGGATAAAACCAAGAGGAGACCTTTGCGTCATTTTGCCTGAGGAGTTGCCAGCAGAGGAAGGCGGTATCTTGCGTCCAGAGCGTTACCGATACGGCCAACCTATCGGACGGGTCCTCGCTGTCAAGGATGGCGCTGGCTTCTCCAAAGGCGATAGAGTCGTTTATAGACGCTCACGGGCAATCGACCTAGAGCTAGGCCGAAAGACAGTGAGTTTCGTCAGAATAGACGATGTCCTAGGAGTGATTCAAAATGGAAATACAGGATGAACCCATCCAAACACCTACACTCTCAGAGTTTGCAGAGATGGAACGCCTCTCTGAGGAGGATATCTCCGCCTTGGAACATGACCTGGGCGAAATGATTTATTCCGCCTACGGCCAACTCGATACCTTGAGAGAGAAGGTCTCCAGATATCGGAGTCAATACGAAGGCGAACTCACCCCAAAACGGCTCCCTTGGATGAGCAACATGAATGTGCCTATCACTCAGTACATGGTGGACGCCGCTACAGATAACCTTGATGCCGCCATGTTCGGCGCAGAGCCCATATTCGAGGTGGAAAGTGTCGATCCAACCTTCGATGACTACGCCAATCAACTCGAGAATTACCTCGAATTTTGGCATAACTACATGAAATTGCGTACCAAAGCCTCTATGGCCATAAAGGACGCACTAATCACGGGCCAATCGTGGCTGAGACCTGGAGTGAGGCGAACGGGAAAGCCAACTGTTCCCCTAGGTCCCGAGCCTGTAGTAATAGCAGACCTCGATGTCGTTCCTACTGTCGACTACGTTACTACTGAGAACATGGTGGTAATTCCTGCGGATACGCCAAGCATCGCTCAGGCGCAAGGCGTCTTTGCCCGACTTGAACTCCGCTGGGACGATATCGTTCAAGGAGTTGAGGAAGGAAGATTCCTCAAACGGGCAATTGAGAAACTCGAGAATAGATACACACAAGGGAAAGAAGACCAGGTGGTAAGCCAACGTGGGGTTGACCAGGTTCAGCCTAAGAACATTTGGCACGCCCGCATTCCCGTTCTTGAAGGTTACATCCGTTGGAAACCACCAAAGGGTAAAAGGGAGAAAAGATTGCTCGTCCTTGTGGCTATGGATCCTGAGGAATCACCTGCCTGCACAGTCCTCTCTGTCGGTGACTACGCTTCAATCTATGGCGACGCTGAGATATTTATCCCGCTTATCCCTGACCCAAGACCAAGAACAATTTGGGGGAAGAGCATCGTAGAGACACTCTCAGGCCTCCAACACTGGATGAACGCTACCTTTAACCAATCGACAGACGCAGTAACCATATCGTTACTTCCGCCAATGGAAGTTCCCGTTGGCATGAGGATGGCTCAGAATATCAAGTGGGGACCAATGGAGAGATGGCCTACCGCAGTTAGTGGCTCAATAAGGCCAATAACCGTGGGACCTGCTCTCATGGGTACCGTCCAGTCAGCCATGGGCATGATTGAACTCGTCCGACAGATGGCAGAGCGGGCAGTGGGTGTGTCCGACCTCACCGTAGGCAGGCAAATCGAGGAGCGGCGAACCGCATTCGAAATCTCCGCAGTAATTGAAGCAGGCTCAAGGAGGTTCGACCGCATGGTAAGCCGCCTACAACATGGCATTGAGGAGTGGGGCGGCCTCGAAGGATACGCAAGAAGCCTCATTGAAATCATTCGCAACTTCCTGCCACGAAGACCAGTGGTCTACCCTGCGGCAAAGGAAGGCGAATCACGCTGGACGGTGATCCAGCCGTTTGTTGTTCATGGACGATATAATTTCATCCCGAAAGGGACAACTGGCGCTAGCAACCCCGAAGTAAGGTTGCGAAGAGCGCTGGCTACAAAGGATGAGATACTACGTTCCCCATTTATGCAGTTTAGTCCGCTCGATACACCTGAAAGCGCCTTGGAGAAGGCGCAGAGATTGTGGCGTGCTCAAAGGGATGTGCTAACTGCAATGGGAGATAGGCATGTCGACCTAAAGATAGGCGCCATGCCGCAAACATCTGAGGAGGCGATGAGAATTGTTGCAGCGATTAATCCACAGATTGCGATGGCCATCGCACAGCAGACAAAGCAAAGTCAAGCCCCGCCAGCCTTCCCGGCCGGAGAGGAACGGCCGTTTGAAGTTGCACCCGAAGGCAGACCTGTTCCAGGCACTCCTCCAGCCGAGGGAACTTTCGGAGGCGGCGAAGAAACACCTGAGGAGCTTGGAGGAGCACCCAGGATGGAAGGTGCTGGTTTCTGAATTGCTCAACATCTCCTACGGGATAGCAGCAGATGCCTTGTGGACTCCACCTGCTCCCGAGGAGAATATCGAACAATTTGGAAGCCGCATGCTTAGTGTGCAGAGACTTTTTGAAATCTCGCACTATTTTGCGGAACTTCCTAGAATAATGGTAGAGGGAGGCGAAAAAATTGATGGACTTGAATCAGAACTCGGATTCGGAACCGACGGAGAACCTAGAAGAGAAGGATAGCTATACCAAAGAGGAAGTAGAAGCACTCCTTGCCCAGGAGCGGGAGAAATTAGAACATGCAAACCGTACTTGGGAGGGAAGGGTAAAGGCTATCGAGGAGCAACTGCGGGAGTTCCAGAATCAGGTTGCAGGCACCTCGGAACAAACCTATCCGTATGACTACGGATGGTATAATCAACCGCAGTTTCCGACAACAGGCGCCTCTGCACCTTCCGCAGAGAGCGACGAAGACGCCTTCGAGTACCTCACCAAGGCGGAAGCGAAAAGAATGGCCGACGAGGCGGCAAGAAACGCCGCTATGCTAGCAGTCCAACTCGTCGGCCAAACAGTAACACCGCAACTGCAGGAGATAACAAAACGCATCCTGCCCCGGGAGGTGCCCGATTGGGCTGAAGTGGGTGCTGAGGTAGAAGCGATGGTCAAGGCGCAAGGGTTTCGTGACGTAGCAGATTGCCTCGCACGTAACCCGAAGTACTTCGAAACCGCGGTTAATGCCGCGAGATACAACAAAATACTGAAGACAGGCCGTGTCCCTTCCCAGCAGGCGGAGGAGGAACGGCAAAGACGAGTAGCCCAAGGCGCAACCTTAGGCGGGCCGCAAAGGGCAGAGCAGGCAGAGTTCCCTATACTCCCTGAGGAGCAAGAGTACCTTGCTCGTACAGGCATGAGCGAAAAGGAATTCATCGAGCTCTTAAGCAATCCCGCCGTGGTTGATGTCTTCGGCAGAAAGGAGGAGGAAGATGCCTCTAAGAAGAAGTGAAGTGCCCCGCCAAAGCGAGGCGGAAATAAAGGCAAGAGAACTCTTAAAACCGCCCGATTTCACCGCGGTGGACTGCCCTCCAGGATTCCTGGAGAAATGGCATCTACATTGGGTGAATACGTCGCCCATGGCCATGTCTATGGCTGAGTCCATGGGCTATGTGCCCGTAAGCGCTGATGAGGTTAAAGTACCTGAGACCTTCGTCAAACCTGACAAGACCGTCAGGTACATTGACCTAATACTTTGCAAGCGGCCTCGTGAAGAATATGAGGCGCAGGAAAGGTTGCGCATGGGCTTTGAGGAGCAAAAGTTAAAAGGCCGTGTGCTAAGCCTTCACGAGGCAGCAGCAAGACAGGGGATCTCCCTGTCCCAGAGGTTAAGGGTGGGGAAACCCCATAAGATTGGCGAACCTGAATCGCCAGAGTCAACTATTGACATCGCTATTGGCGACCAAGATCTAGAGGAGTAAGCCTGCGCTCCTCATTGGCCCCGCGGGAGTGTCCGCCCCGACAAGGTCGGCCAAGCGGCTTCCGCAACGCAGCCAAGGGTATGGCTCCCGCCGCCACCCCTCGGCATCACCGAGGCTAAGGGCGGCGGGGCGGTCCCCATGCCACCCTGCGGTTAAGACAGGCAGCCCAAAACGTCCTTTTTTTAAAAAAAGAAAATTAAGGAGGGATAAATAATGGCAACCATAGCTGTTAGACCGCCTAGACTTTACCAGGCGGGCTATTCCATTCCGCCTATCGTGCGGACAGCAACTGAGGCTGACAGCCAGACCTTTAAGGCTGGCCACCTTGTCTACTTAAATACAAGCGGTGAATTGGCAGCAGCCACCGATGCATCCACGATTGCAGGCATTGCGCTTGATAACGCCACCAACGTTACAAGCGGTAACGCCACAATAAGATTTATCGAAATAAGACCCGGCGACGTGTACGTCATAAACACAAAAACCAGTGCATCGTCCGTGGTCATGGGCGCAAAATATGGCGTTGAGGCACCAGCCTCACTTTCTGAGTACACGCTTGACCCTGGCGACACAACCCATACCGCTATGATTGTCGTCGGATTCCATCCTGACGACGCCGCAAGCGACACGTATGCTCGCGTCCTCGTTAGATTCACGGCGGACTACTGCCAGTTAGCACAGGGATAAAAGGATAGGAGGTGAGGAAAAATGGCAGCAACAACTGGTACGAGCACAAGGATACTAAAGCCGATTGTAAGTGACCTGTATGATGCGAGAATCAAAAACGCTTGGCTTCAAGGCTGGAGTCAAGGGCAGACAAAATATGCCGAATGTTACCAGACGATCAATATCACCACGCAGGACATAGCCACAACCTACCTGAGTGGACTGCCCATGTGGTCCATTAAGCCGTTCGGTGGCGAAATCACCTATGGCACGATCTACCAGGGATATGCCACCACAATTACGCCCGCGTCCTACAGCGAGGGCTTCATCGTCGAGATGGAGACCATGCAGGACGATCCGCACGGTATCCTGGCTGGCGACTTGGCGAGGAGTCTAGCGGACATGGGCAGGTATACCGTCGATGTTCTCGCTATGGTCCAGTTCAATACAGGGTTCACGTCCACCGTACCCTCCGTCTGGATGAGCGGTGGCGATGGCCAGTACTTCTTTGATACCGATCACCCAATTCTTGCGGGTGGAACTTACGCCAATAAGCCGAACACAGGCTGTGACTTCTCCATAGCCGCTCTGCAGGCCGCACGAAATAGCCTGGCCAAAGTTCAGGGACCGCAGGGTGAGATTATCGGTCTCGACGCAGAACTCATCCTTGCACCCGTAGAACTGCGGTGGACGATAGACCAGATACTTGCCTCCGAGCGGACTCCTTACATCAGTTACACTTACCAGTCGAGTACGCTAGTTGGCACCACAGGTCCCGAGGCGGTGAACGTCGTCCGCCAGGGCCTAAGAGCGGTGTACAACGAGTTTCTCTCCAGCAGTACCGCTTGGTTTGTGAGGGCAAAACTTGCTCCATTTGGCGAAAGCGGACGGCCGACGGGTCCTGGCGCCACCACCGTTGCGGTTTGGAGAATGCAGCCGCAGTTTGACAGAGACGGGGACTTCAACACCAAAGACCGCAAGTACTCTGGTGTCATGCGGCTGGGCTTCGGCCGCTGGGATTGGCGCTACTGGTACGGTAACCCAGGAGCATAAGGATGAGAAAACGACCCATCCCGCCATTTGGGCAAAAACTAAAGACTTGTGATTCCTGCGGGTTCGCTTTCGCAGAGAATGAACTTGTCGCACAATATGGCGGGTGGGTGTGTAAGAGATGCTACGACCTGCCTACGATAGCCCGTCGTAGGCAGGTTCTCCTAAAGTAGGAGGTGCAAGATGAAATATAGAGTGACTTGTAGAAACAAGCCCGCAGGTGTTCCCCAAGGGTTGTGGCGAGATGGCCGCTTCTTCCCGCCTGATACCTACGTCATTCTCTCGGAGAAGGAGCTGACCGACGGGATAAAGTCAGACCCCCTCCTTGAGATAGAGGAACTGATGCCTCCAGAGAAACCTGCTAGAGGAAGGAGGCGGAAAATATGAGTTACGTAAGACTTGGGGGTAAGGTTGTTCCGCTTGAAGGAACGGATACTGGCTCCATCTCACTTGGGCAAGATATCCTACCAAGGGGCATCCAAGCGCAAGTAGTCCTTCCTTCTACCCCTTCTGGATACCTCGGACTCGCACCATCGAGGTACGCCGAAGGCGAAAGCATCGCTACTGGCATAATCGAATGGCCTTTCGATGGCGGTTACCAGCCAAGAGGGGCAAGGATATACGTTGCAAGTACTAGTGATGCCGATGTCCACAAACCATATGAGGAGAAGAAGGCAAAAGTATGGGGCATAGACACAAGCGGTAATGTCCGCTCTGAGGAGTTTGAATTAAACGGGACAACAAGCGTAGAAAGCGCCTACGATGATTGGGACTACCTCTGCGGCATGGAAGCAATCGGCGAAAGAG